CTCATATCATTCTGGGTGTTATGCCGTCGTATGGTGGAGTATGCGGAAATAGGTCCGTATCCCACTGTCATTGACAACCGCTTATTTAGGATTCTGCAAAGATTCCTAATTGGTATTACGAGAAAGGACTTGGGTAAAAATTGGTACCCCTTGAATTCGAAATTGAGTCAAAGTCCCCACCGTAGTAATGATAATGGCCATAAAACATCAGGGGCCGTTCGGGATTCAGCTCGAGCTTTGATAGCTAGTGCAGTTGATTCCATTGGATGCGAAGCTTGGGAAATCAGCCGAGCCAAACAATCTTTGGCTAAAGCTGGTCCGCATCAACATTACGCAGTGGGTGACTTGCACCTGGGAGTGGATGGAAAACCACCGGATGAGAATAATGTGATAGTTGGTGTTGACATCGATTATTATTTGAAGGATCCTGGTGAATTTCTTAGTTTCGGATTGCCTATGATTTTCCATACGTTTAACCCTACTGAAGTTTCCGGAAAAGATGGTGACAGCCGTTTCCGCATTGTCAATAATGAAGTTATTTACGATGTGAGTGGAGGTGGTCGCTGGAAACATAAAGTGTGGGATTGGTGTAATTATGGAGAGTTTATAGAAGCTGAGGTAGTGCGTGGATATTGGCACATACTTCGCTGGTTGGGGATTTCGAGGGTTGTGTACCAGAAGATCCATTACTCAAGACCTTGGGAGGAATGTCCGCATAGAGTACTAGTTTGGCTCATACCCGCCTACAGTTGTATACGGTTTAATTGGATAAAGACTGACCTGGCTGCTAGAACCCTGAAACGTGTCACGTATAGTGATGAGTTTCGTAAAGGGTGGAATGCAATAATAAACCAGGTTAGAGATAAACTGTTTATAAGCTGTGGTAGACAAGGCGAGGATGCCAGTTTCCGGATTGAAAAAGAAAATTATGATATCCTAATGGGATTGAGCTCTGCTCAATCTGTGACCACTCGTATGTTGGGTTTAGGATACAAAGAAGCCGGATTAATGGCCTTGGTGGGTCAGTACTTTGCAGGAAAAGAAACTCCTAAGAGTGATCCTGATAGATTGGGTAATCCAATAAAAGCTAAAGTCCATTGGCCTTTAGCCTGTGATGCAGATGAACCAGAAACTACTAGTAGGGTTTATGCCACACCTATTGTTACGGATGCTAATGTGATGCCTATGATCAAACGGTGGGAGGTTTTGTCGCAATCGCTGGAACGTCGAGTTACCAGTGTAGCTAATAACAAAACGCCCGGACCGAAAATTCAAGCGTTTGCAAGTGAGTTTGTTAGGCTCGTCACTCCAGAAGTTGGTAAAGGTTGTCCTTATGCCTTGGAGACGACGGCTGAAATGTTGAATAAACCTTCACAAACTCTGGCAGTGAAGTCTATCTGGGAGACAGTTGACATGGCTTATCGAAAACTGATTGAAGCTTTCGTTAAGAATGAGCCGTGCATGAAATCTGGTAGGATAATATCAAGTTTCGCTGATATGCGATATATGTTGAAGTTTTCCTCGTTTTCATTGTCTTTCCGTGATAAGATATTACATGCTGAACATAATGATCATTGGTTTTGTCCTGGGAGAACTCCCAAGGAGATAGCAACTAAAGTGTGTGACTATGTTAAATCTATTTTTAACCCCATGGAAGGTGATTATAGTAATCTGGATGGTTCTGTTTCCGCTTGGATTCAAAGGCATGTCGTGAACGCCTGTTATTTACGCTACTTCAATCCGAAATTTAAAGACGAATTGCAAGGCTATTTGGATATGTTAATATCTTGTCCGGCCAGAGCAAAACGATTTGGGTTTCGATATGATCCTGGAGTTGGTGTGAAGAGCGGTGGTCCAATTACGTGTGATGGTAACACGTTAATTAATGCTTTTGTTATGTACTGTTCTGTTCGTATGACACAGCCTGATTTAACAAGTGAGGAAGCTTTTCGGTTAATCGGATTGTCATTTGGAGATGATAGTTTGTTTGATGAGTTGTATAAGAAGTCGATTCTGAAAGTGGTGGATGATTTGGGTTTAACCATGAAGATAGAAAAGTTCAAACCGGAACAAGGTCTGACTTTCTTGGCACGTGTTTATCCTGACCCATACACGACAGAAACTACTTTTCAAGACCCATTGCGAACGTGGCGTAAGCTGCATATCACCAGCCGTGACCCGAATATTCCATTGGCTTCCGCTGCAATTGATAGATTGGATGGATACCTAGTTACAGATGGTTTGACACCGGTAACGGGTAATTATGCGCGAATGGTTGTACGGTACTATGAGGGTTTAGTTGACACTGAAACCTCTGAAATTCGAAAGAAGAGGAAATCTGCAGATCGGGAAAAACCCTTCTGGTTGACAGAAGGTGGATCATGGCCCCAAGATGTTAAAGACATAGATTTGATGACTCGAGTTATAGCCGCTAGAACTGGCTTGATGGAGGAAGATCTCCGTTGCCTTTGTTCAAAACTCGACGATTGTAAAAATCCTTGGGCTGATTTTACCATCAACAGGGATGAGGAACCTAGTCCTTATAAAGATACATTGGATTTGGATGCCCTACCTTGTGATGGCAGCGTGGACGATCGTATATATCAAAATGACAGGAAAATCACACAAACTAGAGCAATTGAGAGTCGTGCCAGTGACGGTGGAGTACGTGTTCGTGCCAATCCAAGCAATACTGCGTCGGGAAATCGAGATCAGCAAAGATCCTTCGGTAAAGAAGGACCTGAGCGCGTTTCTCGTATTCCTAGACGGTGTGGTCGCCAAATTAGCCCGGGCGACCAGCAGCATGCTGGAAAAGCCAAAAGTGGTGGAGGCCTTGACAACGTTAGTCGAGCCCGAGGTGAATGCAACCGACGCCCTGTTGAAGCGCGTCGAGGAAATGCTGGCCATGTTGGACATGGAAAAGGTTCGTCGAGAACCTCCCAAGTCCGAGAAGGTAGCCAGCAAAAACACCAATCCATTTCTGGCGCCGGAAACGGCAGAGGACCACATTTACGAGGAACTGAAGTTCGTGCAGGATCGAGCGTCCGAATATCTTCGGATGAACCCCATCCTCCCAAGGATGAAACCCGAAAGGTTGTCCCCCGGGAAGTGGTTGGTGTACGAACAGTCAGGGAACGAAAGAGACGAGTGAGTGATAGTGAAGCGGTTGGCGGCAAGCGAAGGGATAGTAACAACAGATCCCCTAGCTAGGTGGTTTTGAGTATGATCGGGGTGCTGGGCCGGAATTCCC